AGAGTCGTCAACAGGGGCTAGTTCTTTCAGATCCGCGTCTATTACCCGTTTAATCACGGAGGATATCTCAACAACTGTAGGGTTGGATGATAATGATGTTGATTCATCAGTAATCTCCACTTCAGTTATAATGCCGCTACCGCCACTGCGAGTAGCAGTGAATGAGATATCACCTACTGTACGGGAAATCCCGCACTTGAGCATGTAGTCGCGTACAGCAACTTCAAGCTCTTCCTGTTTTAGAATAATTTGCATAAGAGTTCCTTAGATTATGCGCGCAACTTCATTAGTTGCTGGAATGGGTCAGAATGAATTCCTGCGTGTATAGCACCAATTGCATCAGCCATGTGTTCGGCTTTACCTTCAACAATTGCTGCTATGCCATTTTTGATATAAGTGGGGAAAACCAATTCAGGCTGTGCTGCTTTAGCCCACTCAATCATTTCTTTCTTTGATGCCGTAGCTTTGCCTACTGAGATCATTTTTACTTCGGTCGGGGTGACCTCGAAGTACTGGATGCCTGCGGCTCTCATGGTTCCCAGGATGCCTGCGCAAATGCCATAACTGGCCATTGCACGGGCACTCTGGCTACCAATAGGAACCTCTACAAAGATTGCATGGGCACCCTCTGCAGCTCGCATGGCTCCATCAGCTAACTGGGTTGCTGCTACCAGGTCTTTACTGTTCTGTCTTACCTGTTTGCCTTTGGGGACAACAGGTTGAATCACATCCAAGCTCTGAATTTGAATGCGTTTCGTCACAGTACAGTAGGTCGCGTGAGCAATACCCCAGTTGTTGAGTGATGGATCAAAACCAACTACTTGCAGCTTTGTCACTAACCGAACAAACTTACTGTTGGGCCTACTACTTTTGCAGAGGCTGGCATACTTCTGGCTGCTGCAGATGCTCCTGTAGACTTGTTGCGGGTGACTCCGCTGTTTTTAGCGGCCCAGGTATCGAAGAATTTAGCTTCTGTAGCTCCTGCAAGGATCTCAGCAGTAGTAAGCTTGTCACGCCTACGGAAGAACTTATCCACTTCATTCTCATCGCGAGTTTCACCAGAATTAACATAGGAGCCACTGCCATCTTTGGCTTGCTTGTCAACAGTCTGCTTGATGAGACCAACGTAGATTTGTTGGTCAAGTAACTCGGTGAGGACTGGAACTTCAGTGGGGACGTCGGCTTTAGCTTCATAGCTGTAGACTTTAATGGTTTTGGTTTCTTCAACTAATTCTCCTAAAGGCTTTCCAACGGTCAGTAGTGCTAAGCTATTAGCCGCATTAAACCCAGGTAAATATGTTTTTTCACCTGACGTCTTATTGACGTAGAAGTTTTTCTTGCCCTTTGCTGCACCAGACTGTACCCAAAGTTTAGTTCGGATATGCTGACCAGTTTCGGCCAAAATATCCAGAACGACAGCTAGAGCCTCGCCTGTTGAAACTTCTAGGTACGCCATAGATATCGTACCTGGGTATATGCCAGATTCCATCGGCCCAGAAAATCCTACTGAGTCGCGTTCTGCTTTGATATCGGTTGCTACTGTTACATTGCTCAAGAGAGCCATAAGCTTGTTCCTTTATTTTCGTGAGGTTATTTACGCTTTATCAGCGCGGTTTTTTGCGGCAGCATCAGAATATTTAAATCCTTCGTACCGCTTGCTTAGTTTTTCTATATTGGCGGCAAGGACTAAATCGCGGGTTATATCCAACTGTTGCCTTAAACCTTCGAGATAGAATTCAATGTCGCCAAGTTCCTCCAGCACATTGATGCGATCAAGTGGCTTACGGTAAATAACAGACTTTTTTATTGCGTCCATCAATTCACCTGCTTCGCCCGTGACACCCATCATCATGTGAATGAGGTGCATGTCACTGCCATTAACTTCCGAGACGATGATGTCGCCACTCTTAACAAGCTTAGATACCATTTCTTGGTGATTTGTAGCAGTGATGCTCATGCCGATACTCCGTAATATGAGTTCAGCCGGGCAAACACCTGCTCAATATCATTATCGATATAAAGCTCTTTACGCTCCCATAAACCAATTGCTGAGCGCATCTTTTGCCCAACTGATTCTTTGGTAATACGCGTACAGAAAACGTACTTAAAGCCGTCTTCTTCTTCTTCAGGTGTAATGTGCAACAAGTCATTCTCAAATCCTTGCAGCTTAGTAATAGGCATCTGCTTGGTAGAAAGAATGGTAGTAAAGTCAGCTTCTACGCCGATCCGTCCTACAGCACCTTTGACCGGTACTCTTGATTCCATTTGCATGGTTTGTTCGTTATGCGTGGTTTCTTCGTGGGCAAGTACTGCGTAGTTCTTAGTACCGGCTTTAATAGCATGAATGAACTCACGGTAAAAATTACCGTAGGCTCCCCAAGCCTTTTGAGTATCTGTAGAGTTTGTAACGTTTTGGCGTTCATACATGGACATCAAGAAAGTGATCGTATCAAGTACGGCACCTTCAATCTGTTGCTGGCTTTCAATTTGCTCAATGTAATTGATAACGCTGGCGGCATTAGCAACTTCGATGTTCTTTGCAAAAGAGTCTGCAAATGGAAGCGCTTTCAGGTCTGTGTTGAGATACACCCACTTTTCCTGATTCTGCAGATTCATCAACGATGTTGATTTACCTGTGTTAGGTGGCCCCATGATTAGGACGATGTTCTTGTTATTCATGGCATTCCTTTTGTGGTGTGATGAGTAAAATGGGCATTGCACCCATAAGGCAACGTCTCGTTTTTTAGGGCAGAGTCTGGACGTTCACTGGAGATTTGAACTGCCTTTAGTATTTAAATTGGGACATAGGCCCCGGAGTGGCCCTACTTCTTAGCTAGGGCTTTTCCTGCAGTGACCATGACAGTACTTAATAACTCACCATCAGCGAGTTTGTCAGGAAGCTTATTATTAAGCTCAGTGATCTTGTTTAAGACACCGTTGTAATCAAAACCTGCATCCACAAGAATCATTGCGTATCGGAGCAACATGTTATTTCTATTGCCATCTCCGATATTATTAATGACCCAGCGCTCAAGATTTGACATCCCCTGCTGATCCAGTACTCGAGCTTTAAAAGTCTCGTTCTTGGTTGTCTTAGGGATAAACGGCAGTACGTCAAAGTTCTGCCCGTCTTGGTAAGTGTAGGTGCCTGCGTTTGACATCCACTTGCGTGCACGTTGGCCGCTTTGATCATCTACACCAAATGGGAGCCAATCAAAAATATTGTGCATGAACTCTTTAAAGTCCGCTCCATCCAGTTCTAGGTGATAGTTTGTGGGCATTACAATACGAAAACGGTGGTCTGCTGCAGTGTGCCGTTTAGTGGTGTAGAACAAAGCTTTGTAATCACGTAGCAAGGTCATGGCGGTGTTCATGTCCACTCCCCCATCCACATCCAGCACAATTAAATTGAAGCCAGCTATCGTTGCATCATCACAACGATGCCCGTCTTTAAAGTAATGACTGCACCAATGAATGTCTGGCCGCTGAGTCATCATGTGCAGCTTTGAAAATTCTGCAATATCATCGCGGTATCCCTGGGCTATATCCGTGCTCCAGCTGACCCGCATTTTATGAAGGTCAGTCTTAACCAATGTCTCGCCGCGAAGGAATTCAATACCGTCGCTGTAAGATTTTTTGATTAAGATGTTGTTCTGGTAACCATGGGCTATGGCAAGTTGCAGCATCTCTTGTTTTTGTTGCTGGCTCCCTTTGTAGAAAGGCAAGTCCTGCACTAAGTCTGGCTGCGTAACAGGTCTTTTAATATCCGCAAGGTAACGGGCGAGTTTTACATAAGGGCGATCCCGAGTAAGGATCTGCTCAAACGCATCACCAGAGTCTTCTACTAGCTTGATAGCAAAGTAGGCGTGCTCCAGGGAAAGGTCAGGTGAGCTATCAATAAATGCGTAACCACCTGCCAGCTTCATGGCTTTAAAGTAACGATGCGATAATTCAGCCTTGCGCATGTCATCATGCTCGGGCAGAAGATCAGCGCGTGCTTCACAAGCCAGTTGATATTCAATGAATAGCAGAGTCACTTCTTCAGACACGTGTAAGTTTTTATTAACGAACGAAATGTCTGCAAGTGCGTACAGCTGATCAGACAACGTTTCAATAAAGGAGTTTGCTGATTTGTCTGTATTACGTGCAAGGATCAGAGCTGGCGTTAAGCCCTGTTCTTTATCGTGCACTCGGGCGTAACCATAGATACATCTGCGAGCAGCACCAGTTTCC